ATCAGACTTAAAGAGCAGGATCTTGCATCTTGCCCAGACATCAGTATATCAAGTTAAGATTCAACCACCCCCATCAGTTGCTGCCTTTCTTCAGGTCAAGGGTTTCAACTATTATTTTGAGGGTGAAGATTTAGAATTGCTTTGTGCTAGAGCATCTTTGCCTGGAACGTCATTGAGAACACACACCATTGCAGATGACTATCATGGTGTCACAGAAAAGATGGCATATCGCAGAGACTATGATGAGGTATTGGATTTAGAATTTTATGTTGATAGAAACTATAATGTGGTAGAGTTTTTTGATAGTTGGATTGACTTTATTAGTGGACAAGGTAATCAAGATTTTGCAAAAAGTCCAGTAGCAAATTATAGATTTAATTTTCCAGAAACATATAAGAATGATATCTATCTGACAAAATTTGAAAAGGATGTTGCTGGACAGAATTTGGCATACACCTTCGTTAAGGCATTTCCTATTAGTATTACTTCAATGCCAGTGAGTTATGATCAAAGTGATATCTTAAAGTGCAATGTTGCTTTCTCCTATATCAGATATGTGAAGGAAAGAGTTGGTGCTGGTTACATTGACTTTCCTGTAACTGGTGGTGGTCAACCATTGAATGCTGCCCCTGTTCAACCACCTGCTCCCCCCGCAGTAGCTACTAACACAGCACCTGTTCCAACGACACCTGTGGCTGCTAGAAGGACTGCTTTAAAGGCAGTTGATCAGAGTTTTGGTTCAACCTATGGTCAGGGAACCAGATTTACTGAAAGAGATACTGCGACTGGATTGGCGGCAGATGGCAGAAGTGACGGACGTATCATCACAGAGAGACAGGCACTTGGATTAGATCCACTGTAACCCCCTAAATAATCACACTGAAATATCTATAGGTTGTTATGCCTTTACCAAAAATCTCTACGCCGACGTATGAGTTGGAATTGCCATCGACTAAGAAGACAATTCAATACAGACCTTTTCTTGTAAGAGAAGAGAAGTTATTGGTTCTTGCTCTAGAGAGTGAAGATACAAAACAAATTACCACAGCAATCAAAACAGTTCTCTCCAACTGCATTGAAACTAAGGGTATCAAAGTAGAAACTCTTCCTACTTTTGATATTGAATATCTTTTCCTCAACATCAGAGGTAAGTCTGTGGGTGAAGAAGTTGAGGTCAATATTATTGCACCTGATGATGGTGTGACTGAGATTCCTATTAAAGTTCCTCTTGATGAAATTGAAGTTGTTGAAAATCCAGATCATAATAAACAAATCAAACTTTCTGATGAGATGATGATGGAGATGAAGTATCCATCACTGAGTCAATTTATTTCCAGTAACTTTGATATGAGAGATGGTGCTAACATGGATCAATCATTTGAATTGGTTGCTTCTTGTATTGATAAGATCTATACTGAGGATGAAGTTTGGTCTACTGCTGATGTGACCAAAGAGGAAGTCATTGAGTTTCTTGAGCAGATGAACTCTAATCAGTTCAAGCAAATTGAAAAGTTCTTTGAGACAATGCCCAAGTTGTCTTATGAAATTAAGGTAACCAATCCTAAGACCAGAAAGAAAAGCACTGTCGTTTTGGAGGGTTTGTCCAGTTTTTTCGCATAGGCATGTCCCACATGGACTTGGAAAATTATTATAAACTCAACTTTTCTTTGATGCAATACCATAAATATTCATTAACTGAAGTTGAAAATATGATGCCTTGGGAGCGTGATGTATATGTCACTCTCTTGAAGCAACACTTGGAGGAAGAAGAACTCAAGTACAAGCAAGCAAATGGCTGATAACGATAACATTCCAGATGGTTTAGATGATCTTTTAAGATCTGTTAGGGGAGATAATAACTCCTCTAAGGAATCTTCTGCGATTATTGTTATCCCCAAAGAAAAAAAGGTTGGCAGTAAAGACAGAACTGCAAGAGTAAAGAGTAGACCAAAAATATCTAAGATTAAATCTGACGATTCAAAGAGAATCAAGTCTACAACCAATTCTCAGAGAGATGATGATATTTTAATTGCAAAAATTGGTGAAGTAAATGAGAATGTAAAGAAGGCGATTGAATTTTTTGTCTTATCAAATAAGCAACAAAAGCAAAGAGAGGAGAACGAAAGAAGATTAACAGAGAGGGCAGCAAAAAATAAAAGAGAAGAAAGATCAGAAGCAAAAAAGGCAGGCAACTCATTCATTCAAACTGCAAAGAAGGCACTAGCACCTGTTAAAAATATCCTTGATAGTATTTTTGATATCGCTAAAAATCTTTTGATCTCCAAGATTGTAATGGAGATCATTAAGATCATAGAAAATCCAATCGAATACTTTAGACCAATTGTAAACTGGGCTAACGGTGTGGTTGATAAGATTAATGACTTCAGTCGTGATTTTGTTGAGAGCACTTTAAATAAGGTCAATGGCGTCATTACAGGTTTTAATACTCAACTAAAGGGTATTCAAGATGCTTTAAATTATGTAATTAATTTGCTACCAGGAAATCTTATTCCACAGTTTGATCTTGGACAAATACCTTTGATTGATGCTGCAGGCATTGCAAATAAAATACAGATACCTTCGATCCCATATCCAGAAGAAAAGGACAATTCTTCTACAGGATCTACAGGATCTACAGGATCTACAGGATCTACGGGGTCAACCTCAGGCGGTTCCACATCTGCCCCTGCGGCAAGTGGAGAGACATCAACTTCCACTTCAACTGGATTGACACAACCACAAAGCACTGCACTGGGATATATTAAGAAGTATGAGTCTGCAGGATCTGGTGGATATGATGCCATGAATCAAGGAACAGTTGCAGATAAAACTGGTGCTGCTCCTAGAAGTGGCAACTCGAAAGATATTATTGGAAGAAGACTTACTGATATGACTTTTGGCGAAGTCATAGATAGACAAGATATGAGTCTTACAAATAAAGAGGGGTTTATTCATGCTGCTGGCGCATATCAATTCATTGGTAATACTTTAAAAGGATTGATGGAGAGAGCGGGTCTGAAGAGATCTGACAAATTTAGTGCTGCTAACCAAGATAGATTGGCAATTCAATTGGCAAGTGAAAGAGGTGCTCAGCCATGGACTGCTGACCCAAGAAATAGGTTGCAGTATGATCAAAGGGCATTAGATGCAATCAACTCCTTAAAGGGAACCAAACCACAATTTACGTCATCAGCAACACAAGCACAATTTTCTTCTACCATGGCACGAGTATCACCCCCGAGCCCACCCTCTCAATTGACACAATCTATAGCCACTCTTGGCAATCCTGGCGGACCTTCATCACCTACTGCATCTGGATCAGGTGCATCTGGAGCAACACAAAAACAAGTTCCTATTTTCTCTGCTACAGATGGAACTAATATGACCATGATTTCTACCATGAGTCTTTATAATATTGTGGTGTAAAGAGCAATGAACTTTTTACTAAAAGGTCTACTACAGAATGTCTTCTCAAAAAAAGACAGATCAAAAAAGGTCAAAAAAGAAAATTTTATACCTGAAAAGAAAAAGGATACAGTTTCTACTGAGACAACTACTACTACCGTAAAACCAAAGACAAGAGCCATTCCAAGGAGAAGTGCTATTGTTCCATTGCCCTCTGCAGCATCTGGTGTAAAGAGTGGTGGATTGATTCGTTACGATGGTTTGTCAGAAGTCTTGAATGGTCTGATTAAAAATACTGCTATCTTAAGTTTGATTGCAAAAAATAATTATGAAAGTGAAAAGGAAAGAGATAAGCAAGCAAGAATTGCCTTAGAGAGAGAAAGTCAAATCTCAAAGGAAGAAAATGCAGAGGCAAAAAGACAAATAAAAGAAAATAAAAGCGAAAGAAAAAAAGTTGAATTTGGTATTGCTACCATGTTCAAAGGGTTCTTAAAGAGACTTATTTTTGCTACCGCAGTCATGGAGTTTATTGATTTTATAGGAAACCCTGAAAGGTCTGGTGGAATTTATAAGTTTTTAGAGGATAACTTTGTTGCTGTATTCATATCTGCTATCTCTACTATAGCAGTATTTGCTTTGGCACCTTTGATTGGTCCAGGTTCTCTTATGATGGGAGCACTAAGTCTTCTTGGAAAAATTGCAATAACTCTTGGCAGTATTGTTTTTTCTTTCGTAAGAAGTTTAATAGCTAATCCAGTTGCACTTGGTGCACTTTCTTTCTCTGCAGGAGATTGGTTGCCCTTGTTATTTCCTGGTCTTGTAAATGCACAAGAAAGAAAAACTTATAGTATTTTGATCGAGAAGTATCAGGGTGACAGGAAAAGAATGATTGCTGACTTAAAAAAGGAAAGAGATAGTATTGGTTTCCTTGATCCTTTTGGAAGAAAGGCAGAGATAGATGAGCAAATTAGATTCTTAGAAACAGATAAAACTACAAGTTATGGTGCTGCACCAGGTTCTCGTGTAGAATTAAATACAGGTGTCATTCCTAAAGTTCCTGGAATGCCTCAACAACCTGAACCACAAAGTTCTTCAGCAACGCAAGCGATGGCGCGAGCAGTGGTTCCAGCACTTCCTCCTACAGGAACGATTCATGGACAAGCATATGGTGCCTCAAGAAGTGGTGGAAGAAGACATGCTGGAACTGACTTTGATATCAGTGGAAATGAAACATTCTATTCTAGAATTGGTGGCGTTGTAACCAACATTGGCAATGATCCTGGAGGATATGGAAAATATGTTGACATTTATAACTCAGATTTGAATAGAACTGAAAGGATTGCAGAGGGTAGAGATGTTTTAGTATCAAGAGGTGATATGGTTTCCGCTGGGCAACCAGTTGTTCGAGGAGAAACAGAGACTGGTGTCATTCACTATGAAATTAGAAAAGGTAAAAAGACTACTTTTGGATATCAGGGAACTGAAGATCCTGTTGCTTTCTTGAAAAAAATAAGATACACTGAAGGAGTTAGCAAACAAGCTCCATATGAAAGTGGAAGTCCACAATACATTATGATTCCAATGAAGCAACCACCAATGGAACCAAGGAGAGTGGCTGGCGGTTCTGGAATTGTAAGCGGAAGCAGTGTAAAAAGTGATGTAAATAGTTACTACAAACAAACTGTTCTTGGGATGAGATATAGACAGTAATGGCAATTAAACCTCCCCTTATTACTAATGCTGGTGTTCAACCAGGAAAAATTAAATTTTTTACTATAAGTAAAAAAACTGGAGATGGGACTATACCTATTGATATTACTGGGGCAATTTCTGAATTCTTTTTCTATGAAAGTGTTCTCTCCAATTCTGTAACAGCAACCGCAGTTATTGTTGATACTGGAACTGTTGCAAGAGATAATTATGATTATAAAACAAATGGTTTGATTAATGGGTATCAATTAGTTGGTGGGGAGAGAGTAGATTTTGCTGTAGAAGATAATAATCCTAGAAATGCTGGTAATAATTTGTCTATTTTAAATCCTCCTAATGGGATGTACATTAATAGGATTAGGGACATTGGAAACAGTGGTTTGAAAAATACCTTTGCAATTGATTTAGTCACGCCCGAATTTATTACTAATGAAAAAACTAGACTTACTCAAAGGTATGATGGCAAGATCTCTAATCATGTGAAAGATATTCTCAATTTACTTACTGCAGAAGAACTTAAATATGAAGGAAGATTGGAACCAGAAATTGAAGAAACGTCTATCAACTATAATTTTATTGGTAACGAAAAGAAACCACTTTATAGTTGCACCTGGTTAGCAACTAAATCGTCTCCAAATAGTCATAGATCAATAGGGACACTCCCTGGTTACTTCTTCTATCAGACAAGAAATAGATTTCATTTTGTCTCTGTTGCTAGTAGAATATCAGGGTTAAATTTTAACAAACCTATCAAAAAATATTTGTATAACGGAACAGGAAAATTGGATGACACACAATACGATGCAAATATTCTCACATATGCAGTAGATCAAACGATTGATCTTGGAAAGGATTTAGCACTTGGAACATATAATAATAGATCAATCTTCTTTGATCCAGTAGGAATGAATTATAGATTTGTGGATTATGATATTGTAAAAGATGGCAATCTGTCAGCAGAAGATTATCCTACAAGAGAAATCACAGAATCTCCAACAAGATTAATGTATCATGTTTTAGATATTGGAACTCTTCCAGAAGGGGTGAACTCAGATCAGCAGTTGCAAAAGTGGAAGACCGATATCAATGAACCTAACTATAAAGCAGATCAACTAATGGCTCAAGCGATCATGAGATACAATGAGATTTTTCACAAACAGATAAAGATTACACTGCCTGGTGATTTTGTTATTGAAGCGGGTGATATTATTGATTGCGATTTTCAAAGTTTAAATTCTGATGAAATAGATAAGAAAACGTCTGGGAGATATATGGTTGCTAGTGTCTGCCACAAAATTACTCCTACAGAAACATTTACAACTGCTGATTTAATTACTGATGTCGATGAAAAGCAACTTACAAATCAAGATGTTGCTAGTGAAATTTCTAGATTTGCAGAATCGGGGAGGGTATAATAATGATACAGCAAGGTCTATTTAAAAATTATTTTGTAGGAAGAGACGGGTTTCTTTGGTGGATAGGACAAATTGCCGACAGTAATGTTTGGAAGAGTAACATTCCTGGTTATCCTGTTAATGGAAACAGTGAAATTGGTGGCTATGGTGAGAGATACAAGGTTCGCATTATGGGTTACCATACTGCTCAACCAAATAATTTGCCAGATGAACAATTGCCCTGGGCAACTGTCATGTATCCTGTCACTGCAGGTGGAGGACCTGGTGCATCCTTTCAGTCTGCAAATCTAACACAAGGAACCTTTGTTTTTGGTTTCTTCTTGGATGGTGATGATGCTCAGCAACCAGTTATCATGGGTGCTCTTGGTTATAATGACTATAACCAGGTCATGAGTGGAATTCCTGACGTATCTTTTATTCCATTTACTGGATATTCTCAAGGAGAAGGTGTTGCTGTCACTGCTGTTAGGGCAGAACGTGGAAGCACTGCTGGTGATCAGAAGGCACCATTGGCAACAACTGGTGGCAGAACTGATGTTTCTGCAGTGAGAATAGAATCTACTACAGGAGGCAATTCTCTTAGGGAGCAAGCATCTACAGAAGCAGCAGAAGATGGTAAGGTTCCTGATCCTCTTGCATCGCCACAGAGATGTAGAACAACTGGTGGTGAACTGCAGTTGACTCTGAGAAATGCTATTCAAGATATTGAGAA